AACACCATCCCAATCCCAATATGGGTTTCGAATTTTTCCAAGAATAATATTATCTAATTTAAAAATTACATAATCCCAACACCACGCTTCTTTATATTTAACTTCTGGATTTTCAATTAAAATATCTTCTTCATCTGCATATCCAAACTTTTTTAATATTTCTTTTTTCTTTGCTGGAAATCTTTTTACCACAGAAGATAAATTATCTGTAATTTCTTCAATAGCAAATTCACTATCATCTTCTTTTGTAGAATTTTTTCCAAAACGTACTTTTCTTGGATCAATAGCCTTAACATCAAAATCATTTATTTTAGAATTCCAAAAAGGTTTCAAAACAATTATCCTAGAAAAATATAAATTACGTAATCCTTTACGCATTACTTCTTTAACATTTCTTTCTGAATATTTTATATTAAAAAACTTTTCTAATCTTGTCGCTAGTGTTTTACTTTCTGGAGTATCACGAGATGATAATACTGTTGGCTTTGGAGGATTTGCAATTATAGAATTTATCACTGCTTCAGTATTTACAAAAATACGGTTAGCCCTAACTCTACTTTTCTTCCGAGGTAGATTAGCTAACCATTCTGGATTATTTTTATATGCCCTTACATTTGCTTCATATGTACTTTCAACTATATCCCAAATAGACTGACTCGAATTCCACCGGTTGTCCACCAGTTTACACAATTCTCTATCTTTTAATTCTGTTATTTTTTTCATTATTTTTAAAAATTAATTTACTCTTATATTATATACCTATTATAATAATTAAACAATAAAAAACTGTGGATAAGTACTATTGACTTTCCCAATTATTAACTCTGGCCA